AAATATTAAGTATGACTCTGATACTACCTCTATGATTATATCAAATACCGGTCAGATTACTGCACAAGGTGAAGGTACTGCCACCACTAATTTACAACAAGGATTAGCTAAGCATTGGACTCAAATTGACCAAGACAATGGATCTGGTGCTACTTCACAGGATAGTTTAAATGAATCTAGTACGATAGATCACGGAACAGGAGATACTACATGGAATTTTACAAATCCTATGAGTAATGATGACTATTCTTCACAGACAAATTGTAATTCTGGTAGTTGGTATACTACATCATGTTACAATGATGCACAAAAGACAACAGCAAAAGATAGATGTTATACAATGAAATTAAACCAGAGTGTAGCAGATTCAGAGTCTGTATTTGTCACAACACACGGAGACTTAGCATGAGCACATTAGTTATAGATACCATACAAGGTAAAACAACTGCTGGTTCTGTTAACGTTCGTGGTGAAGGTTCGAATAATACAAACTTACAAAATGGATTATGTAAGGCGTGGGTGAGAACATATGCTGCTGCGGTTAATGTAGTTGATTCTTTTAATATGAGTTCTGTAACTGATTCAGCTGTTGGAAAGTACGCGCCTCAAATTAATAATAATATGGCCAATGGAGATTATGCGGTTGTTTCAAGTGGTGACGATAAACAAGATGGTGCAAATATCTTTGTACACAATATTGATGATTCAGTAAATCAAGCCACAACTGGTTACGGAACATCATTTAAAAAATATAGTTATGCCTTGACTGATAACAATCAAAATGCTGCATCAATGGTATTAGGAGATTTAGCATGACAATTGAAACACCTGAATTTCAGGGAACACATTTATGGAATAGATTACACTGGGCTAAAGATAATTTAGACGGTGTGCAAACTGATTATAGAGTAGTATGGGAAGATCCGGAAGAACCGGATGCACCTGCTAAAGTCACGGTACCGGATCCGAACTGGATGGCTTGTGCTTTGCAAGGTGGTATACTTCCACCCGTAGAAGTTTATTGGGCTTTGGCAGAAGATGAAGCAAAACCAGATTTTAAGAAACATACTCGAGGTTATCTACTACATAATACAAAACCAGTTGATAAGATGACTGAAGAACAAGCAATTGAATACTTAATTATGAAAGATATACCACAAAGAGTGTGGAGAAACTACGAGAAAGCTAATCGTAAAAGATTAGTAATTTGTAAAAAACAAAATCTACCAAGTCATAGAACGTGGCGTAATGCTTGGAAGATTAATCAAGAAGTAGCATAAGGAGAGAAAGATGACTACAATGATTCAAGATAAAGACGGTAAGACTGGTGCAGCTCCGTCAACTATGCCTTCTGATAGACATTTCAGAAATGCATGGGTGTTCAGTGAAGATCAAACTGCGATCACTGAAGATCTGACTACAGCAAAAACAATATTTAAAGATAAGATAAGAGAAGTAAGAAAACCTTTACTTGAAGCTGAAGATGTTGTATATATGAAAGCTCTTGAAGCTGACGATGCAACTGCAAAAACAGCAAGTGTAGCTAAGAAAAAGAAACTTAGAGACGCACCAGCAACTACAGCGATAAAAAATGCTGGAAATATTGCAGAATTAAAAGCTGCATGGGATGAAGACGTTTTAGGAACAAGTCCTTATAAATAGAATAAAAAAGGATTTAAAATGGCAGTTCCTAATTCAAGAGCAACTCTTATAGATTACTGCAAGCGTAGACTTGGAGATCCAGTAATAGAAATAAACGTCGACGAAGATCAAGTAGAGGATCGTGTCGATGAAGCGCTACAGTATTATCAAGAGTATCATTCGGATGCTACAGTAAGAACATACCTGAAACATCAAATCACTGCCACAGATGTAAGTAATGAATATATTTCAGTTTCAAGTGATATATTATTTGTATCTAAGATGTTTCCTTTAACAAGTTCTTTTAATAACTCTAGAAACTTTTTTGATATTAAGTATCAAATGATGTTAAATGATATCGCTGATCTAATGAATTTTGCTGGTGACTTAGCATACTTTGAACAAATGCAACAATATCTTTCTCTCTTAGACATGAAATTAAATGGTCACCCACAAGTTCAGTTTTCTCGAAGACAAAATAGACTTTATATTTTTGGAGATTTTGCTGACGGTGACATTAAAGAAGGCGATTATATAGTTGCTGAAGTTTATTCTATTGTTGATCCAAGCACACATACTTCAGTATTTAATGATATGTTCGTAAAAGAATATACCACTGCATTAATTAAACAACAGTGGGGTACTAATTTAATAAAGTTTGAAGGAATGCAGTTACCAGGAGGAGTCGTTTTAAATGGAAGACAAATATATGATGATGCGACAGGAGAAATTGAAAGGTTAAGAGAAAACTTAAGATTAGAGCAAGAACTTCCACCAGACTTTTTTGTAGGATGACATGGCAACAAATTTATATTTTAATCAAAAAGTACGCTCTGAGCAACTACTTTACGAAGATATAGTCATTGAGTCGTTAAAGACTTACGGGCAAGACGTATACTATCTACCTCGCGATCTCGTCAATGAAGACAAGATACTTGGTGACGATCCTGTTTCTAGTTTTAATTCATCTCATATAGTAGAAATGTACATCGAAAACGTTGAAGGGTTTGACGGAGAAGGTGACTTGTTTACTAGATTTGGTGTTGAGATAAGAGATGAAGCTACATTTATTGTAGCAAGAAAAAGATGGCGCGATACTATTGCAAGATACGATAATGAAATAACGATTGATAGACCGGCTGAAGGTGATCTAATATATCTTCCAATGTCAAAATCAATGTTTCAAATAATGCACGTAGAGCATGAACAACCTTTTTACCAGTTACAAAACTTACCTGTATTTAAACTAAGATGTCAGTTATTCGAATATGCTGGAGAAGATTTAGATACTGGAGTAGATACAATTGATGATATCGAATCAAGATATGCTTACAAATATGTATTGTCATTAAACAATGAGAGAGATAGCGCGCAAGCAACCGCAACTTTAAATAGCGGTCAACTCGCAACTGTTTCAATAACTGACAGTGGAAACAACTACTTTTTTGCTCCGACTGTTACAATTGTCGATACATCTGGTGTTGGTGCCGCAGTAGCTGCAACGGTTGATAGTAACAACGGTAAAGTTAATGGATTAACAATAACCAACCCTGGTTCAGGATATACTAATCCAACATTTAGATTTACTGACCCACAACAAACAGTATTTGAAGTTGGTGAGACAATAACATCACCAAGTGGTGATACAACTATGAGAGGCGAAGTTGTTAAATATTCAGACTCTGACGATAAACTTCATATAATACATGCTGGAGCTGACGATGGCAAGTATCACACCTTTACAGTAGGAAAGAAAGTTGTTGGACTTAAATCAAATGCTGGCGGTGTTATCACATTGGTAGTTGAAGACAATCAGTTATCTCAGAACGAACAAAATGAAGACTTTTCTACTGGTGCTGACTTCATAGACTTTTCAGAAACTAACCCATTTGGAGATGTGAGTAACAACTAATGTTTGGAGGACACTTCTATCACGAAAAAACTAAGAAAGCAGTTGCTTTATTTGGTAGACTGTTTAATAACTTATATGTGATTCGTAAAAATTCAAGTGGTGCAGTGATAAGTCAAGTCAAAGTTCCTTTGTCATATGCACCAAAGAATAAATTTTTAGAAAGAATCAGAGAAAATCCTGATTTGCAAGAAGATACAAAGGTAGCTATAAAGTTACCAAGGATGTCTTTTGAAATTACTGCAATAACATACGATGCAACAAGACAGCTAGCAAAGATTGGAAACTTTACTACAACTTCTTCAGATGGCAGCATAACTAAAAGACAAAAATTTTTTAATCCTGTTCCATACAATATAAACTTTCAGTTAAACGCATATGCAAAATCACAAGATGATGCGTTACAGATAGTAGAACAAATATTGCCAACATTTAATCCGCAGTATGCGTTAACTATTAAACCTTTTCAAACAGAGTTTCCAGATTTTAAAGAAGACATACAAGTAATTATAAACGGTGTGTCTTTTTCTGATGACTTTGAAGGAGCAATGGAACAAAGAAGAACAATAATATACAGTATGGACTTTGAGATGAAGTTAAGTT